CCTGTCTTTGTTCCCAAATAAGAAACAGGAACAGGGGTTAACGTAGCACCCAATAAGCGTGCAGTCTCAGCGCCAAGTCCGGGGCCATACTTAGATTCGACAGCTTGACCAGCAGCCTCGCCACCAGCACCGCCAATAACTCCAGTAAAAAAACTAGCAGGACGAGACGCTTTCATGGCCTCGCCACCAAGCTCTAATGCTCCCCCAACACCTGTGCCAACACGACCTGCCAAGCCGGGTAAACGTCCAGCAGTCTGACGTATAGCGCCACCTGTTGCTTCCATCATTTCTGGAGCAAAAGCGCCGTAGATACCGCCTGTTAAACTTTCTTTAAAAACCTCTTTTCCTCTTTCTAAAAGAGTTGGTTCTGTTTTTTTAGGTTCAGCAGAGGCTGTAGCAGGGTCAAACTTGCCTTGCTTTGCTCCCTCTGGTTTTGCTGTGCTGGGGTCAAATGCCATTATTCTTCTTCCCAGTTATCTTCGCCATTATCTTTAGTACCTAAATACTTGGCCTTGTTACCTTTACTGTCTGTGTAGGTTGCGCCAACCTCGTACCTGCCCTGACCACCTATAGAGTAGTCGGCATTAGGGTTTAGGCCTGTAGGGGCTCCGGGCGCAAGCTGAATGTTTGGCATTTTAAATAACTGCTGCGTAATAGCTATTTGGTCACCAATACGTTTAGACATACCTCTAAGTTTGTCTTGCATTACATCTGCCGTATCTCCGGGCTGGGGAACAACACCATAGTTACGTAATGCCTCACCACCAGTAACAGCTTTACCAGAAATGTTGAGGTAATAGTTATTACGAACATCACGAATTTTTGTTAGGAATTGACGCAACTCGGTAGGGATGTCACCTGTGAGCAACTGGTTAAGCACCTCGCCCTTTTCAGTCAAAAATGCTTCTGCACGATATTGCTTAATCTGTGCCTGTAGCTGAGGATTCTTTAAGTCTTTAGCAATATCTTCTACGTCTGTTTTTAATTGCGTGTTTGCAATGTAGCCTTCCACAATCTTTGCTGGAGGTTTTAATCCTTTTTCTGGCGTACCAACATTACGTTTCATCACGTCAGAAATAAGTTTGGCACGTGCTCTGTCTGCTTCTCTTTCAGAAGCGGCTTCTTGAACTTCTTTTGCACGCCTGTCAGCAGCATCTATTTGCAATTTAGTACGAGAGTAAGCGGCTGCTTGTTCTTGCGCTTTGTCACGAACTGTAGCTTCACGCTTGACAGCCTCATTAACTGCTTTCTCGCTTTCATTTACAAAATTAAGCGCATCAGTAATTCTTCCCTGATTTATCATTGCCTTCACAATATTGCTACCTGCTTTTGTAGCCGCCATCTCAGCAGCAGCCACACCAGCCTCTTTGTCAGTAGACGCTAACTTAACAGCATCTTCCATCTCTTTGCGAAACTGAGCATGTTTCTGAATCATGGCCTTAAAGTTTTTGTCAAACTCAGTGGCTTCTTTTTTGTACAGGTCACCACGGCCTTTTTGATAACCCTCTAACATGCCATTCATAGCGCCCATAGCACGCTGGGCATCTTGCTTGCCAACAATCATTCCAATAACGCTAACAAGGGAAAACAAACCCGCAAGGTCTTGTGCCGTGTCTTTTGTTGGCACAAACGCTGGCAAAGGTTCTTTTTCTATCTTTTCTTTGTATTCTTGTTGAGCGCCTTTTACAGCTTCTGTTTCTCCCTGTTGAGCTATGGCTTTGCCAGTAGAGAGGATTTCGGATTGGCGCTGTTTAGCTCCAAGTTCCTCTTCCTTTGCCGAGGTTAATTGAGGCCTCAACTTTGCTTTTGTTTCCAAAAACGGTTGTTGTATTCCCATTATTTCTTTAAACCCAACTTGTCCTTTGCTAGGAAGTTTTGGTTCTGCAATATCAACTAATGGTTCTGCCATGATTAACCTGCTGCGGTAGTGCCAGCAACTTGCGGAGCAATACCGTAAGCTGTACGAGCAATGTTGCTATAGTAATTGCTAGTCAACTGGTTTACATACTGGTCAGCCTGTAATCCTGTTCTGATAGCACCCAACGCAATGTTGTCACCTATGCCAGACAACTTAAGTCCATAGTCATATTGTTGTGACAATAATTGTTGACGGAAGGCTTCCACCTGCGCTTGCATTTGAGCTTGACCAACACCGCCTCTGCGTTCTGCTGATTGTGCCGCCTGTGCTTGTACTGCTTGCAAAGACTGCTGTGCTTGTGGAGTGAGTTCACCACGCTGTGCTTTTGCTTGAATATCTGTGCCAGCCTGTTGGTAAGGAGCGGCAAGAGCTCTCATTTGAGCCGCACCTGCTTGTCCAGCTTCTTGGGCTTTTTTGGCTTGCCTAGAACCTAAGTATCCTAAAGCACCAGCCAAACCAAGATTGGCAAGAGTATCTTTTCTTAAGCCTGTGCTTCTTGATAATTGGTCAGCAAGACCCTCTTCTTTTTCCGCCGCAGTACCAGTAACGCCAGCAATAGACTGACCTGACGTTAGTCCAAATTTAGGGCTTTCCGGTATAGATATATCTGTAGTTAAAGCAGATGGAGAAACAGCCAAACCTGCTCCTGCTCCTCCGCTTAATTGACTGGCAGAAGTACCAAATGGCTGCACACCAAATTGTGACGCAGATGGGGCATCATATATTGATGGCGCTCGAAGCCCCTGATATCCACCCGATTCTTTAAAAAATGTTGGGCCAGATGTTCCATCGGGCCTATAAACAGTAGGCATAGCTTGACCAGTTCTGGGGTCATATAACACTCGTTCAGCCGTACCCGGCCCAAAAGATATGTCTTCTTGTGTTGCGGTATCTGGACTGTATCTAGTTGCCTGAATGCGGTCTTCTGCTCCTTGCAAACGACTTGTTTCCGCAGCAGACTCGTCAGGAGCGTATGAATAATCTACCTCAAAAGAAGGAATACCAGTGTCAGCATGGGGTTTACCACTACCACCACGGGCTTTTAGCAGGGCTGCTTCCTCGTCATTGATGTAGGCAAGCCTGTGACCGGGAGGGGCTTTCTTTTGTAGAAGAGCAGCAATCTTGCGGACATCTCCGCCCATACCTGTAAGTTTATTGAGTGTAGATGCCATGATTAAAGTCCTAGTGCGTCTTTAAGACGTAGGGAAGCCTCGTTCCACACGTCTTTGCGTTTGCCCCCAGTTTGCTGCCCCTCAATTTCACCAGCACCACGAGCAGAAGTCAAGCCCGATGTCACGGCAGAGGTGGGGTAAAACGGCAGGTCTGTACCCAAGGTTTTTGACAAAACAGTGGTCTGTGTAGGGGATGACCCAGAATAAATAAACAGGTCAGAGTCTTTAGGCTTTTCTTTTGTGACCGCAGTCTCTTCTTCTGTTTTTTCCTTAGTAGTGTCTTTAGCAACGTCAACAGGAATTTCTGGCGTTTTTATCGTGTCAGTTGGCGTAGTTGTTGTGTCCTTGGCTGGCGGAACATCTGGTGAGACAACTTCAACAGCATCCTTGGGAATCTTAGGAGCAGTAATAACAATTTCTGGTATTTCTGTTACAGGCTCTTTAGGCGTAGTTGGTGGCGCAGGAGGAGTTATTAAGTCAGCAATTTGCTTGTCTGTAGGAGTTTTGTCTTTGGCTGGAACATCTGGCGTAACAACTTGAACGGCATCTGTTGGGGGAGTTACAGGCTCTTTAGGCGCAGTAATAACAATCTCTGGAATTTCTTGTACAGGAGTTGTGGGTGTTGTAGCGGGTGGTTCAGTAACAGGCGGTGTTACAGGAGTTGTGGGAGTCTTATCAATACCAGCCTGTTTAATAATTTCGTCTTGCTCTGCTTTTGCTTTTGCGTCAGCAGCGGCCTGTGCATCTGCTTTTGCCTGTGCATCAGCCTTTGCTTGAGCATCCGCTTGCTCTTTTAGTTTTGCTTGGACTGCTGCTTCCGCAGCCGCTTTGTCAATAGCGGCCTGTCTTTCCTCTGCCGCCTTTGCTTCCGCAGCCACCTGTGCATCGTGTGCCTCTTGTGCCGCCTTCGCTTCTGCTAGTGCTCGTTGTGCTTCTTCAGCAGCCTTTGCGTCAGCGGCGGCTCTAGCGGCTACTTCTGCTTGCGCTTTAGCCGCATCTATAGCCGCTTGTCTCTCTTCTGCTGCTTTTGCTTCTTGAGCTACTTGTGCGTCATGGGCTTCTTGAGCAGCCTTGGCATCTGCGGCATCCTGTGCTGCTTTTGCATCTGCGGCAGCTTGAGCATCTGCTTTGGCTTTTGCTTCATCAGCAGCTTGCTGCTTTGCCATGTCTGAACCTATAGCACCAGCACCACCAACGAGCGCACCTGTAGTGCCCCCTGTAATGCCTCCACCAACAGTAGCACCTGCCACTTTGCTATCAGTAGCGCTGGTTACTCCACTTGCAGCAAGAGCAGCACCTGCATTTTTAATAGCGTCTTCTGATGAACCGCCCTTGGCTAAAGTGGAAACATAAGACGCACCAGCAGAAGTAATTGCATCCGCACCAACTTTGCCAACAGCATTAGATATATCTTTTGCCACATCTTGTGCGCCTGTTTGCGTTACTGCGTTAACAGTAGCATTCTTGAGAGCAGTTTCAAAATCAACGCCTTGAGAGACTTGATATGCAGTGCTAACAAGTGCAGTTCCCACAGCCGCACCAACGCCTAGTTGAGCTCCCAAAGCAGCACCCGCTCCGGGCAAAGCAAGAGCAACAGCAATAGGAATAACAGTCTTTAGGCCACCAGTTCCACCAGTGCCGTCAGCCTTGTTCATCTCGGCAATTTTTTGATTCTTATAATTTTCAAAATCCGCAAACTCTTTTACACTAGAGTTAATTAACGTATTTATTTCATCGGAAGAAACTTTGTTGCTAGTGAGATAGTTAATAGACGCTTTTGCCGCATCAATAAGTTTTTGCCTATCTGGTGGCTTCTCGCCGGGCACACCACGCCAGTTTTGCAATGAAACCAAATTCTTTGTATAGTTTTTGAGTGTGTTTTTCTCAAAAGCCATTGGGTCAGCTATTGCATTTTTTATGGTGTTGTTAACCATTTGACGCATAAGCGTCTCTGTCCCAAGTCCTTGAATTCTGTACGTGTCATTTGCAACTTGCTCTAAATTAGGTATAGCATTTATTTTGCTTGTGTCTATTCCTGTGTCGTATGTAGAACGACCATCCCATCCGCCACCAGTAACAATTAAATTAGCCATATTAAACTCCTAGCGCTGCTGCAATTTGTTGATGAATTGTTTGATGAACACCTATCCAGTCATAGAAGTCATCCTCAACATTCCAGTCAGAATCTAATAACTGGAATGGGTTATCAAGGTTAAGTATTGTTGCTAGAGACTCATGCTCTTGATTGTGGATAAGCAACCAATCATCTAGGTTCTTTGTGTCAGCATCCGTTATAGGATACTTCTGAATAAGTATTCCTTGGTCAGCAAGAATTTCGTAAAACAACTGGTGTTGCACGCCATTTTCAAACAAGAACTCTCCCAGTCCGTCTTTGTCACCGAACTTTACGTAGGAAAGCGATTCCATGTTCATTACTTGTCTGCCTTGTTATCTAACTTTTCAAATATTTGTTTTAAGATGTCTTTAACTTCACGTATGTCATCTTTGTAATCATCCTTCTTGACATAAGACTCGTGCATATTTTCCATCTTGTCCTCTAGTTTTTGAATACGCTGGGTGAGCATATTCAGCACATAGCCAGCCAAAAAGCCACCTATGCTGACAACGATGTTAAATAATTGTTGGTTATCCATGACGAGCAAATGTCCAAGAAGGAGTGATTTTTATTCCTGCGTTTCTAACTTATCTGTTGCATCTACAGGGGTTTGTGCAAGGGATTGTTTAAGCATGTTCAAGAACGTGTCTTTGCCAACTTGAAGCTGGTCAAGATTGAACTTTGCAGAAGCAGATTTACGCTCTAAATCAATAACATGGTCTAGTAGCATCTTCTGCTGGTCTGTAAATGTTTCCACGTCATACTCAACGCCATCAATCGTAATCTGGGGTTTTGTGTTGTTGCCCATATTAGTTCTCCTTTAAATACCGCCATCGTAGGCTGGCGGCTTGCCTTATGCTGTTTCCCAAGGAACTCCGCTTGTGACTTCCTTGCGTTGCTTGAATGCTTCCAATTCTGCATCTGCTTGCTCTTCTACGCTGGATTGAACAAGCTCTTTTACCCAATCAATAACTTCAGACTCTTCCAAGTCCTCAAAATCTATTGGATTACCGCTAGGTGCATTTAATGCAGTTTGGTAGTTGTGGGTGAAGCTGTCTGTGCCGTCAGAAGCAGTAACAGTAAAAGAGACAGAGACAACAATGCCGTCAGCATCACGTTGCATGCCAGAGATTTTGTATTCATAAGTGTTTGCCATGATTTATTCCTTTTAAAAAATTAAGCCCAACCAGTTCCAGCAGGGCCAGCCGCCGCCGCACTTTGTGTATCCATTTGTTGTAAACGGAAATACAAGACTTTAGCAACAGTACCTGCTGCGTTAATGTTTGCGCTCAAACTGTACTGAGGAATGATTGTTCCGCTAGTAGTTACTTTTAAAACTCCACGCAAACTGATTGTGTAAACACCAGCAGCAGTAGTGCTTGCGGCAGTCAACACATTGTCTGTAGTAATGTTTACAGCGTCAAATGAGAAGTTGGCTGTTGCACCACCAGCCGTAGGTGCGCTGAGAGACATGCCACTAAAACTTCCAACCGCAGCCCCTGTTCCTCTTATGTTTATTCTTGCGGTTGCACTTGTTACAGATGTTGCGCCTCTAGTAACAATAAAAGAAGTATCTAAAAAATACGTCCCTATTGACAAAGTAATTGTGTCGTTTGCAGAAGGTAGCAAAACAGCATTTGTTGCTTCTGTATTTGTTCCTAGAGCAGTACCTGTACCAGATGAGTAATTAGTTAGAGGTAATGTTCCACGTTTAAAGTTGGTATCTGTTGTTCCATAAAACACAGTACCGTCATACTCGACAGCACCTGCTTCTGGAGTGGTTAGGTTTGTACCAGAGGTAAGTTTTACAGGAGCTGTGTTAGCCGTGGCTGTTCCAGCTTTAATTGTTACAACGGCTGTAGGCGAACTAGTACCTATACCCACATTACCAGCAAAGTAGTTATCAGCAGTTCCAGCCGCATAGAAGTTATATCTTCCTGTTCCACTTGCTATGTTGCTGTAAAAGCCATAGTTGTTGGTTGCACCTATCAGGGTGCTGTCTGCCACAAAACCAAACTGGTTTGTAACAGTAGAACCAGCACCAATAGTTCCTTGAAATGCGTAAAACTGGCTTAGATTACCTACTGTAAATGCCGTGGCTTGTGTTCCCATCCCAGAGGCAATGCTTCTACCCGCTGATGTTGCATCAGACTGAACAACGCCTTCGCTAAGAAGCCCATACGAGGTTGTAGAGCCTGTAATAGTTTTAGATAAACGAAAATTTACGTTTGTAAGAGATGTTGTTCCAATACCCAAAGCACCAGCCATGTAGTTATTGGCTGTGCCTGATGCATAAAAATTCCAACGTCCGCTTGCCGCTGCTATGTCACCATAGAAACCAATGTTAGTTGTAGCACCAGTAATAGATGAATCTGCTTCAAAACCAATCTGTGTTGTAACGGCAGAAGTAGCACCAATAGTGCCTTGTGAAGCATGGTAGTGAGACAATATTCCAATCGTGAATGCAGATGCGGCAGTTGCTGGTACAGATAAAAATGTGTCTGCTCTTGCAGTTACATCTGAAGCAATAGTTGCTACAGCCGCAACTTGACGAGCAGTTGTGCCTCCAGTTAATGAGCCGCCTACTCTTAGAATTTGTCCTGTTGCTGGCGTTGTTCCAATACCTGTTTTACCAGCCAAATAGTTATCAGCAGTGCCACTCATGTAAAGGTTGTATGCACCTGTTGCAGATACAACTTGCCCATAAAACCCGTAGTTGTTTGTAGCACCCGATAAAGCAGATGCTAAAAATCCATATTGATTAGTAACAGTAGAGCCAGCCCCAAAAGTTCCTTGCTCTGCGTAAAAATGAGATATTGAACCTAGAGTAAAAGCTGTGGCTTGTGTGTTTACTGTGGTAGCAAAATATCTGACATTAGAAGTTACATCAGATTGAACTTGTGAATTTATTCTTGTGCCATAACTTGTAGTTGCACCAGTAATGGTTTTGTTAATATTTAAGACTACACCAGTTACTGTGCCAGAACCAATAGAAACAGTTTGTGCGCTACCAATACGCATTACTTCAGTAAGCGTACCACTAGAATTTGCTGTGCTAAATACTAAACGACCTTGCACAATGCCTGTGCTTGGTGCGACATCTACTGAAGCAGAAATAGAAGCAAGACTAATTGGTGATGTACCATCATCACCAGACCAGTTAATTGTTCCTACTGCATCCCCAGATTGAACCGCTACGCCATAAGTTCCAACAGTAGTATTGCGTGATTTTGCAAATGCTAAATATGTTTGAGACGCATCATTTGAGAATCTACCAATACCGATTGCTGAAGTGCCACTTGTTGTTCCACCAACAGTAATTTGCGCTGTTAATGATGGTGCGGTATTAAATGCAGAAGTTGCACCTTCAATTACCTTACCATTTGCATCAATCACAAACGGCGTTGAGTCAGGATTGGTACTGTCCTCAACCAACAAAGCATTACCAGTACCAAGTTGCGTAACACGCAAAGCGGCATTAGTGTTGTCAGTAACGCTAATGACAGGACTTGCATTAAATGTTGTTGTTGAATTTATTGTTACGGTATCTGAAGAAGCATCACCAAGCGTAGTGTTTCCAGAAACATTTAGCGTAGTTACATTTGCTGTAGTAACAGTTGCAGTGTTAATGGTTACGTTACCAGTGCTAATAGTGACATTAGATAAAGTTAATCCATTTAATGTTGTAGCAGTGCTACCAAGACTTACAGAGGTGTTACCAAGGGTGACACTGCTATTAGCAAGATAGCCATTAGGGAAAGCAACAGACACACTGTTGATAGCCACGTTAGCCAAACTCATGTTGTTCATGAGAGTAATCGTGTCACCAAGCACAACAGATGTATTACCTATAGTAATACCTGTTGCAAAGTTAGTGTCAAGTTGCGACAGGGGTAGGGAACCTGTTGCGTTCTGGAAGGTATACGGAACTGCCATTTAGAACCTCACTCTCAATTCGTGTTCAAACTCAATCGTGTTAATAATGAATGCTGGATTGTTGGAAGTAATGGTCAAACCCAAATACTTTCCATACTGTTGAGCATCTGATTTATACAGGTTGTATCCTTTAGAAGCAACCCACGGTATAACCGTTGAAAAATTGTTTACCCAAGGTATAGGAATACTTACGTTATTCACCCAGTCAATACCCGTGTTTGTCAATGAATATACAGGGCTACTACTTGTCTCACTATCAACAGTCACGTCAAAAGTGGCAGGTGTTGTCAACGTGGCTTCCACACCAAACTTCAATGCTTGCTTAGTGCGGATAGGGTCTTTCATGGGAGAAAGAGAAGATTGAATAGTGCTACTAATATTGGCACTAGCATCACCATACAAACGAACTAAATCTGTACCAGATGTTCCATACATGTTAATAAGTCCACCCAGAGGAGCAGACGTTATGTACGTTAGTGCGCCTTGGCTTGTGATAAACCACTTCTTCTCAAAAAAGATAGCTTGCACATAGCGTGAACCTGTCGTAATAGGAAAACTACTATTAAGGTAAAAGTTAAATGCTGCACACAAAATGTTGTTGAGCAATACCTGACCTGCCGTGACAGTCCTAGTGAAATCTATGTAAGGGAAAACCCCATCCATAGGGTCACTAATCTTGCTAGTGGTTGAGCCTACAAGGGCGTACATACCATAGTCGTTCATAAACAAAACAGAACGGAAGTATGGGAACACGGCGTAAGGACGCTTGCTACCAACAGAGGCACTTACGTTTGTGTTTGTAAATAATGTTTGACCAGTAGTAGAAACCCTTAAATCAGAGAAGACGTTGATAGAGTCATCTCCAAATATGTATAGGAAGTTGTTAGCAGACAGTGTTGACTGAATGTTGCCGTGCAAAGTTGAGTCTGTAAGGGTAAAACTACCAGCAGAAACGCTAGTGAAGTCAGAATAGGAACCTGCTGCGGAATAAGTAACTGTGCGACCTGCTGCCACCCACACACGTCCTGAGAACGTGGCTACGTCAACAATCTGGTCTGTCTGAACATATCCTGTAGCAGTAGCATTAGAGCCTCCGCCACCTGTGATGGTAACAATCACGTTAGAAGAGTTGGTATAACCTGCTCCAGAATTGGTCATAACTATTTGATTGACCTGACCGCCTGACAAAACTGCTGCACCTGCTGCCTGTGTTGTCCAGCCTGAGCTGTCACCTATCGTCACTACCGTGTTGGCGGCATTTGTATAGCCTGACCCCCCGTTAGTTACTTGCACGTAGACAGTGCCCGTGGCAAACGTAACCAGAGAAGCTACCGCCGTAGCATTGCTACCACTACCACCTGTGATAGTCACAGTAGGAGAAGAGGTGTAGCCTGTTCCAGCGTTAGTCAGAACAATAGAAGTAACTGTGTTGGCGGTCGTGTAGGCTTGAGCCGTAGCCTGTACACCGTTTGTTTGGTTAGGAGCAGAAATAACTACCGCAGGGGTAGAGGTATACCCTGTACCTGCATTGGTAATGCCAATAACTCCAACACCGCCTATAGAAATAAGGTTTGTGCCATTCCAAGTAAACAAACCCTTGCTAGGGTCACCAATCATGACCCGTTCATTTTTGTACTGGGCTATGGACACACCAGAATTAGAGAACGTGCCAGATACGGCTACGTTTCCTTTGGCAAGGCTTGTCAAACTAAAATATTCGGCTCTACCATCTGCCTCGAAAGCAAGGACGTAATCGGAAATGTTAATGTTGGCAGACGTTAGGTAAGTAACGGTATTGCCCCAAGCAACAGCAGTATTGCCAGAATCTCTTACTGTTGAGGGAGCAGGAACAATTTTGATGTTGGCAAAACCAATAGGCATTGCGTTCTCTATCCACGAGAACTCTTCTTCATCAATCGCTGTTCTGTTGGCTTTTGTGTTTAAGCCTTTGAAGTTCTTGATAACAGCATAGGACTTTTTTTGTTCTGCTGCTGCCATGATTAGTACGGGCTTGAGTAAGGGTCAGGGATTCTGCGTGTGAACACAGAATTGAGTACAGCAGATACTTGTTTATCGTACTGCTGTTTAAATATTTCAGACTCGCCGTAGCTTTGCTCTTTAAACTTGGCTTTGTAAGCCGCATAGTAAGCAACAGGCGATGTGTACGGGTCATTTATAGGGTCGACAGCATTAGGCGTGTTTAATGACAAAGCTGTAGGCAATATGACTGTATCTAGGTCAACAGCATACGATTGGTCAGGAACTGGGCCTATGTATATCTGGGACTGTCCGTAAATAGAAAAGCACACAGGCCTTCCCACATAGTTTTGCCAATAACGCAACTGAGCGTTAAAGTTTGTCCAAGGCAAATAGCGCAGAGGAATACGGCTGTTTCCCCAATACAAGTTTACGTTAACTATATCTAGCGTTTGTAATCCGCTAGGTAGGGCAGCATAGTTGATGACCTCGCAAGGAGAGTCATACTGCAACTGAATAGCATTAACGTAAAACGGCGTGCTAGGAGGAAATGCTTGATTACCTGTTGGATAAGGAGGGACGGTACTACCAAGAGTTCCGCCAACAAGCACCTCGTAGACAAATATCCCAGAAAAGACGTACTGACCAGCAGTGACAACAGTTCCATCCGCCCAAGCAATAGCTACAGTTCCGTCAGCAGCGACAGGAGTGTAGGTAGATTGAATTGTGCGTAGGCAACCAGTATCTCTAACGACTCGTTCACGGGCACTATTTATATAGTCCGTTAACTCCGCAGTCGACCAAAAGACTGAGTTTGCATCATGCAAGAGTCTTTGGACTTCCGTAATGTAGGAAGAGAGGGTTGCCATTTAATTTCCATATCAGGCTGCCCTAGCATGGGAGGATTTTCCCCCAGCACGCTTTTCAACATGCAGGGGTACTACGCCTACCGCCGAGGGTAACGAGCGGTTCTGTTGAGGAGCAACATGAGAAATTTCAAACTTCTCAAGCAACTCCAGTCCTTGTTCTAAATCCGTATGAAGCCGTATCCAACCCAAACGAGAGAGATACGGTTCCTTGTTGTCATCTCCGAAACCAAAGATGTGACGAGCAGCAATTACAGATATTTCCTTTGTCTCATTGACAGGGAATTCGTATTTTTGATACGAGAAATCTGTGACTAACTTCTTGTCACTACGATTGGTTACGTAGACTACTTCACTCATAGCGTTACAACGTCACCATATACCGAGATTTCAACCGAGTTGTTAGCTGCGGCTGCTGTTCCAACATACACATACAACGAGTTGCTATAAACTGTAGACGCTGCTGCTGTAGACAGTGGCAGGTCTTGGAATTTAGCGCTCGTTGTTACGGTAGACAAAACGGCGGCGTTGGTCACTGCATTTGACGTGTTTCCATCTGAACTTGTCAGAATGGTCACGTTTGCAAGAGCAACGCTACCGCTTGCGTTGGCAACGGTAATACGGCGAACAATGAAGCTAGTGTTGTTGTTCTGAGCCAATGTAGCAACTGCATTGCCTGTTGCGCCTAAATAAATAGGCGTAGTTACAGAAGCAACAGCAAAGTTACCAAATTGGTCAGGATAAAACGACCCTACATGATTCGCATTCATACCGTCTCCAATTACGTGTTGTAAGTGCCAGAGACGTTCTGTCCACCGTTCACGGTCACCAATGTCACTGTTGCAGATGTTGAAACAATAGCATTAGCACGCACGTTCACGCCGTCAGAAATCAATACGCCACCAGCATTGTTTGCCAAGCAGACAGACCATGTAGATGGTGTGGTGCAAGACGTGTTGGTGTTGTAGGCAGATACAGCCTCGATAGTTACGTTGGCTGTTGGAAACAACAGGTATGTACCAGCAGGAACTACTGTGCTACCGCTTGCAGCGACTGCGACAGTTTGAAGTTGCCAGTATGCACCGGGTGTGTTTGTGCTGGCATTAGCCAGAATGATTTTGTTTAAACCTAATGACATGTTTTACTCCTTACAGCGATAAGTAGTTGTAACCCGTCACTTGGGTCATGGACTTAGGCTTGACGTTGATGAGTTCAGCAATCATCAAGACAGCACCCACGTAACCAATTTGCCAGTTAGGAAGTGTGGACTCGAATCCTGTAAACACAAACGAACCTTGCTCGTGGATATACAACGAGAGATAGTTAGTGTTGAGGAAGTACACAGTACCTTCTGGGCAATATGGGTCTGGATAGATTGGTACGCCAGCAACCATCAAGGCACGGAATGCTGCTTGAGGGCCGTTAGTGTCAGAATCAAATCCTGAGCCGGGGGTGATGACATATTGTTCTTGACCTACGAAGTCTTGAGCCAACAATGTCCAAGTACCAAATCCGCAAACACCAAATGAAGGCATTTCAGCACCGTTCTTCACAGTACCAGAAATGTATTGCAGGATGTTTTGACGAGTTGGGTTTACAGAACCAGCAGCGTACTGCTTAGACTGCCACCAAGTGTAAGTAGAGCGGTTGATGTTGCCGTATGTGCCAGAAGAGGACACAGCAGCAGGTAAACCGATAAACTGTTGGGTGTTAGTCGTGTTGTTGTACAAGGCAGTTGCCATTGCGTCCATCATCACGTTGGTTGCATCGTTCATACGAGCTTCAATCAACGGGATAATCGCTGCATCTTGTTGAACTGCGCCTTCCATGCCCAAGAATGGGACTGGAGAAATCATCAATTTCAAGTCAAATTCAGCGTTGTAAGCGCCTTGTTGTACTGACGGCTGGGCAAAAGAGCCAGAGTAGTCAGACCACTGAGCGTTCACGAACTGTGCACCCTGTACAGGTACG